CGGAATCGCCAATTATTTTGCAGACGCTCCATCTCCTATCAGTCAAATTACCAACGATGGCACAATGAACTATGAGAGTGGTAATGTCTATATCTATCTAACATTCAAGACACCTCTTGACATTAACGAAACAAGAGGACTATATAAATTTTCAGACGACGGCAAAGAGAGTCCCTTCGGCGGTATATACAGAGTAGTGGCTTGTGAAAATACTTTTTCAGACGGGCAATGGAAGCAAAAACTTAAATGTCTAAGAATGCCAGGTCCTCAAGGACCGGAAATCACAGAAGAAGATGAGACAGGAACAGTAACTCCGGTAAATGCACAGGCCATTGATGTAACCGAACAAGAATCTCCAAAAACCAGCCCCATAGGTGATACAGCATCAGCTACTCCAGTGGTGAACAATAACTCAACAACTAATGCAAACAACGGCACACAAACAACTAGAACCACCAGCAATCAAGCACCGACTAGGACAGGTTTTAGGTATTACAGAGATCTAGGACAAGGATAATAAATGGCAGAATTAGGAAGACCATCAGCAGAAGGTGAAGGAAAATCAGGAGGTCTTACGCAAGGTATATACCTTGCTAGAGTAATCAGCCACCTTGATCCAACTTTTATGGGATCTTTAGAAGTCACGCTGTTAAAAGATCAGGCTAATGATCCTGGCGATGACAGTCAGTTACATATAGTGAAATATGCCCCACCTTTCTTCGGTTATACTGGATTTGAATACATGGGCAATAATGATGGCACTAAATCTACTATCGAAGGATTTAATGATACACAAAAAAGTTATGGTATGTGGTTTGTTCCGCCAGATGTCGGAGTCAACGTATTAGTGCTATTTGTGGACGGCGATCCTAGTCAAGGTTATTGGTTTGCCTGTGTTCCTGGTCGCAACATCAATAATATGGTTCCAGCCATAGCAGGATCTCGGACCAATTCTTTAGATTCAATCGACAAAACTAGATATGGGAACACTAAACTACCGTTGCCGGTAGCAGAAGTTAACAAACGTATTATTGGCAAAAAATCCGAAGTAGATCCAGAAAAGTTTCCTAGAGTAGTACATCCTATAGCTGATAGATTTCTAGAACAAGGTCTGCTTGAAGATGATGTTAGAGGGACATCATCTTCATCACCAAGAAGAGAATTGCCTGGTATGGTATTTGGCATATCAACTCCCGGACCAGTGGACCGTAGAACTAATGCTAAAAAAGCAGTGATAGGAAAAAAAGACAGTAAGTCTGCTCCGCTGCCTGTGAGTAGGCTGGGCGGCACACAGTTGGTCATGGATGATGGTGATGATAGATATCACAGAGAAAAAACAGCTGCAGAAGGTCCAGTGAAATATGTTGATCTGTTAGATCCAGCAGTTCAAAAAAGAAATTTACAAGGCGAGCCAACAGTTCCTTACAATGAATATTTTAGAGTACGAACAAGAACTGGGCATCAAATACTGTTACATAACAGCGAGGATTTGATCTACATAGGCAACGCCAGAGGCACTGCTTGGATTGAAATGACCAGCAATGGTAAGATAGACATCTATGCTCAAGACAGCGTCAGCATACATACTGGTACTGACCTCAACATACGTGCCGACAGAGACATTAATTTTGAAGCAGGCCGTAACATGAATTTTCGAACAGAGTCTGGCAAATGGCATGCAGAGATTGCCACTGACATGGAGTTCTTGATTAACGATGATGCCAAACTCACCGTGGGAGCTAACTGCGATATTCTAGTAGGAACCAAACTAAAGATCTCATCGAATAATGACATGGACATTGCTACCAACACAGAACTCAAAGTTTCTGCAACCGGCGATATCAGTGTAGGTTCTACATCAGAGCTGAAAATGAATGGCACAAAAATCAATCTCAACGGACCTAATAATGCTGAAACTGCAGCTTCTGCAGACTTTGTGAGACCGTATGATCTCAGAGATAACATAGCTACAAGTACCGCAGCAGGATGGGACAAGCGATATCAATCAGGCATTGTAAAGAGCTTAATGAAACGAATTCCTATGCATGAACCTTGGCCTCTGCACGAGCATCTAGCCCCTGCACAACTAACTCCTGATAACACAGATAGGGACGTATAATCATGGCAAATCAATTATATAATCAAAAGGCCGTGGCTAACACCACTGCAGTTACAACGGAAAGTCAAGGCGTATTTTTGTACAAAGGTTTCAGCAGTCAACAGAGTTCAAAAAATTACAGGCTCTATGACATTGACCTTGTAAAACAAGACTTAATTAACCATTTTTACATTCGCAAAGGTGAGAAATTAGAGAATCCAGACTTTGGTACAGTGATCTGGGACATGCTGTTTGAAAATTTCACAGAAGACGTCAAGCAGATTATTGCCAAAGACGTAGAAGCCATAATAAATTATGATCCAAGAATCTCAGTGAACTCAATCATAGTGGACAGCACAGATCTAGGCATTCGCATACAAGCCGATATTGTGTATATTCCATTTAATGT